TAGATTTGCAGATCAGCAAAATGCCGAGAGAATGCAAAGACCCATTAAGGGGACAGGATGGTAAACGTTCAAATTCCGGCTCATTTGGTACATTATTTTAATAATAGTAGAATGTGTCGTAAATGTATTTTAAAATACCATGACCTTTACACCAAGGGAAAGACAAGTGAACCATTCCCCGTTAAGTGTCATGGCGATAGAAGAGTCCCGCCTCTGAACATGGATAATGAAAACGTAAGAATGCTACATACATTAAACGATGTTGTAAACTGGGCAGAGATAGAATTGTCAGATCCGGGAAATACTAATAAACCATTTATACTCAGACCATATCAAGCAGATATGATAAGCTGTTCTGCTGTTAGAAAAGTTGAAAGATGGGGAAGGCGACTGGGGAAAACAATCGGTGCTGAGACAGCTATTCTACATCGCATGTTTATGAAAAAGACGAGAGTAATGGTAATAGTACCATATAGTAGGGTAGCAAGCCAATTCTTTCTTTCTCTCAATTCGCTAATAGATGCGTCCAGCATACTTTTTGCATCTGTCAAGTCACGAACAAAGAATCCGCATGTAGTAGAATTTTTAAACGGCTCACGCATAGAGGCGTTTACAATAAACTCTGCACAAGGAACTACAGCTGACAAAGTTAGAGGACAGCCTGCTGATGTAATCTATATTGATGAAATGTCTTTCATTCCAGACGCAGACTTTACGCCTGTTCGAGCAGTGTTAATGGATAATCTAGATACAGAACTCTGGGCAACATCAACACCATCTGGATTGAAGAATGAATACTATCAAATTTGCGAAGACAAAACAAGAGGATATGTTGAAACACATCTATCTGCTATGAACCATCCTAATTGGGCTGCTATGGAGAAGATGATTAGGGCTGAGTATAAAAACAATAGCGTTGGATGGGAACATGAGATACTTGCTGAATGGGGTAATGTAGAAGGCGGAGTTTATTCTGTAAGAGCATTAGAAGCATCCGAACAAAACTATACATATCCATGCGCAAGAAAACCATCTTATCCACAAAAGGTTGGTAGTGGCGGTGGATCTATATATGCTGTTGGGGTAGATTGGAATGGGGCACCTACAGGTGACCACATTGTTGTTGTTGAATATGATACAGAAACATTTAAATTCAAAATTGTTGATAAGTATATAGTAAACGATATTGAATATACACAATTAAAAGCTGTCCAGAAGATTATCAATATATGTGAGATGTGGCGTGCTGATATATTGTGGGTCGACAGCGGATTCGGCTGCATTGGAAAAGAAACATTAATCCAAACACCAAATGGATGCTGCGAAATACAAGACATTAAAATAGGAGACAAGGTATTAACTCAAACTGGCGAATTTAAGAAAGTTATAGATAAACAGAATGTTGGCAGTAAAAATTCTTATATAATAAACCCTGCTAAATGTCTACCAATTACCACTAGTCATTGTCATCCATTTTATGTTATAGATTTGCCAGATCGCTTTAATTCAGATGTCGATGAGGCACAAATTAAAGCAGTAACTGCCGAAGAACTAGATAAAGATAGGCACTTCATATCCATCCCAAGACAGAAAGTAAAATATAAGAACTCAAAGATACTAGATCTTACCACTATAATGGACCACGATTTTCGTTATGACGACGAACATATATGGATGAAAAATGGACAATCACCAAACTCTGATGTGTCATGTCCTATCTTGGCATCATTTGCCAAATGTGGGACAGCAACAATTTGCAGAATACGAAAACGTATTAAGCACAATATAGATTTAACGGAATACCAAGAAGGAATCAAAGACTTACTTGACAATAATTTCAGTGATTGGCAAAGTCGTCCACCAAAGAAATATAATAGATACATAGACATTATGTCAAATGATTTTCTATATATATTAGGTTGGTATTTATCAGAAGGATCTGTACGCAAAAGCGTGATGTCAATTAGCCAGACGGACGGTAACAGAACAGAAGAATTTAATGAACTTATTGACATCATGAAATCTTTGTTTGGGGATAGTGTCAATGTTCGACATAGAAATGGAAATGGGAACAGAAAGGATTTCAGAGAAATTTATATATGTTCATATCCTATTACCAGATTGTTTGCGGTGTTAGGTGGAAAAGGATCGCATCACAAAAGCATACACCCAATGTTATCGAATTGTAGACCGCAAAGATTACTACAAGGAATACTCCTTGGTGATGGACATATTAAAAACCACGAGGTAACATTGAGTTTGACAAGCCACTCTCTTGTTATGCAAGTAAGACAGATATTCATAGACCATGGAATTCTGCCAAGTTTGTACAAAGTGAGGAAACATGGTGAGAACCATGCTGATCAGTTAAAAATATTACTATCAGGGAATATAGAAGAAGTCAATATTATCAACAAAGTTATCGGTATGGATTTAGAAAACGACAAACGTGTATGTAGAAGTAAATATATTACTACTGATAATTACATATTTGTTCCAGTAAATACTATCGAACCAGTTGGCAGTACAGATGACCTATATGATATATCTGTGGAAGATGTACACTCATTTTGTGGAAACGGAATGTTACTACACAATAGTGTCCAGATAGAAACACTTAAACGTTATATATCAGAAAATCCAACAAGTAATATGACTAAAAAGATAGTTGGAGTTAATATGGGTGGAAACGAAGAAGTGAGAGACCCATGGACAGGACAGAAGATTAAAAAGAAAACAAAGAGTTTAATAGTTAATATCACAGCAGAAAAAGTAGCTACAAATAATTGTATCTTTCCAGTAAGTGAAGACTTAAAAGACGGACTTGTTGATCAGTTAAGAAACTACCGTATCAAAAGATGGTCTGTTAATGGAGACGCTATATATGAAGACACATATGACCACACGCTAACAGCGTGGCAGGTTGCTATTTATGGGATTATGAAAACCTATTCTAATCTTAGTTTGATAATTGGAAATGATGCTATGGATGTGGTAAAGTCTCCAGTTAGGATTAATGGCAACGTAATAGAAATAAACGATACAGGTTCTATTAATGCTAGCCCAGAATTCTTTAGAGATATTCTGTGTAATAAAAAGAGTGATTTTGAACGTTCCGCTTTTAATCGCAAAAGTTCTTTAACAAAGAGATCGGATAGAGATTCATTTGCAAGAAGTGGAGCACCAGTGAACAGAGAATATGCAAGAGGCGGAGCACCTATAAAGGTTAGAAGATCAGGAGGGCGTTCCTTTTGAGTAAAATACGCAACAAACCAAATATAGAATATAGAGGTAGACGTACTGTTAACCCAGAAGGCATTAGTCCTGGGCAAAAGACTGGGGATGCGTATAGACGCAATGCTACTGATCCGCTGTATAGTAATTTAAAGACATCTAAACACGATGACAAAACTACAGATGAACAGGAAGCAGATGAAACATTTATAAATTTAGCAGGTGTATTGTCGAAGGTTAAACAGATTAAAAATCTGTCAGACAAACTTAATAAGGCTCCATTTATTCCTGTTGATGCTGGAGCATCTGAAGTAAGACAAGCAGTCCTTCGTAGGGACAGAGAAAACGCACCTGGCGGTGATAAAATATATTTTGAGTTATTCAAGAGAGCCGTAGATAAGACACTACATAAATATGATTTTGTAACTTTTGATTTTCTTGACAATGCAAAGCATGAACCGTTTTCTGATACAAAGTATTGGAACATGAATAAGATACGTCAGCAACTACAAGATGATATACGCGACATACTTGGGTCTGTATCTAGTAGCATTTCAACATCTGGCGTTGCAGAAGGTATTCGAGACAATCTATTTAATATAGATGGCGATGATAAATGGGCATGGTTAAGAAAGCTGCTGCTGTATTCAGCTCCATTGATATATCTACTGTTTGATTATAAATTAAAGGGACCAATATCTTCTATAGATGATGCTGGGAGATCAGCAGGGAAACTACCACCAGCTACAGAGATGCCTACTATTATTATACAAATAATAGTCGGGATTATTATCTATATGCTATTAAATGCGATAACAAAAGAAGACATGAAGAAAGCTTTGTCTTCTATAGGGCTTCAAAAGAATCTTAATGATAAAGCACATGGAAGCATAGATATAGACGGACTTGTAGATAACGCTGCGTCTATAATAAATGGTGAAACTGTAAATATTGCAGGACTTGGTGAACACAATCTAAATACATTACCACTTGGATTCAGTAAAGAGTTCTTAAAAGCCGCAATAGTTTATGTAGGACAAGCGGACTGGGATATTATAAGAGACTTTAGTGTTAACTATTTAATCAACAATATAGGCGAGAAGAAATACTATCCATGGAATATGTATCTAGACAGCTCAATAGGAGATGTCGAACTTGAGAAAGCAATGGAAGACGCGACAACATATTCTCCATTCTTTAAAGACCACGCAGACAGAAACAATGTAGTTAACAACAGAAGTATTCCTCCCCTTTCATTTGAAGGTGCCATGTCTACTATTGATGCTTTCGGCAACGAAATACTTAGAGCACCCGATCCAGAAGATGTAAACTTTAATTTCTCAGTAAGCAATCCAGAGAACGCTATTGAAGGTGCGGCTAATGATTTGATTAGTGGGCTTGGCGAGGCAACTACACTTGCCTCAAATGTGCAAGAAACAAATGCTTTCGCTCCACTACGTAGTTTTCTTGATAGTAATCAATCTGTAGATGATGCTAGAGCATGGCTCAAAACAAACCCAGGCACCATTAAACTTGGTGATAAACAAAATTGGTATAGAGAACTTGCGTGGACATGGAACAGTATTGTTGAATCGTTAGTTGCTAATTTAGTTTGGCAAGATTGGTATAAAGAATTCTTATGTTGTTTTGTAAGGTACGCAATGTATTTAGATGGCGACATGCTATCTGTCTTAAAGAAGCTATTAAAATGGGCATCTGTAAATATGACAGTAGATATTGGCAGTGTTCTCAAAAAGTTATATGCTAAATACTGGGTCTCACTTATGGATGAGTTTAAGAAGGACTTACATAAACTGCTTGATTCAAAATGGCAGTCTGTTTTAAAAAAAGATGTTTATCCGTTAGCAGACCAAAGTCTAGATCATGAATCAAACAAATATTGTTTTCTTTGGAGAATGATGATAGAGGCTGTGTTACAATCATTACTAGATTTTAAAGCAAAGATAGACTTGATGATAGATGATCTATTTGCAAAACTAACACTATCAAGTGAATTGTTTGATATGAAGATAAAGCTTCATATCGGCAATCAGTCACTAAAAATGTTTGCAGAACTTCTTGATATAGTTGTAAACTTCGTAGAAGAATGTGGTGTTCCACTAGACGACTCATCAATTGGAGATATAGAAACAGCCGTGAATAATGGTCTTACAAATGAATTCGGTACAACGATAGGCATAAGCAATACCAGCGTAAGATATCCTACTGTAGCAACAGCTACTACGATACTAAATATTCCGAATACAGTAGATGACAACGGGACAGAAGTACCGATAACAGATATAGAAAAAGAAAAACGTCCACATAATATTATAAAAGTTTATGGACATATCATAGATTTGCCAGTAGAATATGATAAAGCATCACCACTAAATTCATGGTGGTTTGGAGAAGCTGTTGAATATGATTATGGTTTAGTCGTCATGCCCCTGTCATCTTATCTTGACGAAACAGGAAAAGAAGATATAGCCGAAGAACAGAAAAGGCGATGTAGAGATCTTATGGCACCAGAAGAGATGATAAGCTTTATGAGTCAATTTCCAGCAGAATTTACAAACACTTATGTTAGGAATAAAAATGCGCTTTAAACCAATGATTGACAGGGTTAGCCCAACATCTATAGTTCCAGCCAGTGCAAGCGTTGCCATACCATTGGCATTAGCAAAGAGAAAGAATGTACAACCGCCAATTAATGTTGGTTCTGCATCTATCTGGTCGCCTAGTAGTGGAAGAGGAAACTTCGAGGAAATAGAATACAATTTAGAAGAGATAAGCAAAGCAGAAGAAACAGAGATGTATGTAACCAAGTCTTTCTCCGATCATGTTCAACTTCTCACTAGAGAAGGATTTAGCATAAAGAGCCAAGATAGTAAGATAGAAACATATATTAACATGAGGATCAAAGAGATTGAAGTGTTAACAGGAAAGTCTTTTCCACGTTTAATCAAAAGTGTAGCTCGTGATTTAGTAAGATATTCAAATGCATATATAGTAAAGTCTAGAGTTAAAGCTCCTTGCAGTGGAAATAGATACAAACTTAATGGCGTTGACCTAGATCCAATTGTGGGACTGTTTTCTCTCAGTCCATTGGATGTTTCGGTATCTCGTAATAGTAAGGGTGTTGTAACTGGATATAAATCATCACCAAAGTATGGTACAAAAACTAAGTATTTTAAATACTACGATGTTATACACCTAACATATAATAAGAAGACAAATGAAGCCTATGGCTTCCCGTGGGTCATTCCAACATTAGATGATATTCGTATATTAAGAAGATTTGAAGAACACGTAGATATTCTCGGCGGAACATATGCTCAGCCATTTCTTCACTGGAAAATAGGTACAGATGACCAGCCAATGCTTATGGATGACAACTCTGGGAGAGCAGAGGTAGAACTTGTTAGGTCTCTTGTAAATCAAATGGAGAAAGAAGGGATGGCCATAACCAGCCATCGCCATAATATTGAAGCAATCGACACTTCAAATTCTGGAGTAAAGCTAGAACCATATCTTAATTACTTTAAAGATAGAGTTGTTGCTGGGTTAGGACTATCTGGTATATCATTAGGACAGGGAGGGTCAGCTAATAAAGCTACAGCCACCCAATTGATACAAGTTGCTATAGATAGATGTAAAAGTATTCAAGATGATATAACTTTACAATTAAATAACACATTGTTATTTGAATTGTTGCTAGATGGTGGTCGCCCGCTTACTCTCGCGGGTCAACCATATATTGAATTCACAGAGATAGACGAAGAAGCACAGAGAGCACGAGAGAATCATGCGCTGTCAATGTTCCAAGGTGGGTTATACACACACAATGAAGCTCGTAAGGAAATGAATAGAAACGACTTTACAGATGAAGATAAAGCCAATGATTTCATTGGCAACTATTCTACTCGCAAACTAGAGCTAGAAGGTCAAATGTCGAAGAAGTATGGAGCACAGCTGACAGTTGGTGAGGGTGGGTCTGGAAGTCCTAAGTCAGTTAAGCAAGCAAGTCAACCAGCCAATCAATCTGGCACAAAGACAAAGACCAAGGTGAAGAAAAACGATTGAGAAGAGAATGCAATTGAAGATATTAATAAAATAAATAATGATTTTATTCAAAATAATGAGGAATTAGTTTGACAAAGGTGCATTTACAGCAGATACTATATAAAGTAGAGAGCTTTTTCCTATTGCAACAAGGATGTTTTATATGAATGATATTAAATCAGTTGATATCTTTTCGTTTCATAGTGATTTGATTGACAAGAATAATATAGACAAATTCTTTGACGCATCAGAAAAGACAAGAAAAGCGCAGAATAAATCTAAAGAACAAACAAAACCAATATTGTTAGCGACTATAGATGCTGCACGATCAGGTTCGATTGTGAATACAAGAGTATATAGTGGCAAGTCAGTTAAAAGCGCAATGTCTACATGGACAAAACCCTCTTGGAAACCTGTACTAGTACATCACCGCCAATCAGACAGTTGGGGAGATAGAGCGGAGGATCCAGTAGGTAGAGTTTCCTCAGCTAAGTTTATACAGTTATCAGAAATAAAGTTAGCAGAAGACCATCTCTTCGCAAAACGTGGTGGACAAGGTTCTGGTGCAGTAATATTGCAAACACAAATTCTAGATCCAGATGCTGTTGACAAAGTAATTGACGGAAGGTATATGACAGTATCAACAGGACAAGGCACAAATGATGCCCATTGTTCTATTTGTGGTGCCTCATTACTTGAGGGGTGTGGACATAGACCAGGAAGAATATACGAATTAGAAGAGAATTCTCCTCTGAGAACAAAAAAGAATAAGCAAAAGGGAGAATGTTTTGTTATGTGGGATTCGCGGATTAATTACCAAGAGGTAAGCTTTGTTAATATTCCCGCTCAGCAATATGCTAATGTTCTGTCTACCGAATACATAAAAGGACATGATAGTGAAGATAGCGGTGCTATCTTATGCGATGTATTTAATGGACAATATGATCATGATGGAGTTACCTCTGTTAGATATACAGATGGATTAGTAATTAAAGAATTATATAATGATGAATTTACAAACATAAAACCGTCCAATACTTATACTAGTGCGCCAACTAGCATTGATATGGGCAAAATTATTAATATAGACGAGCTTTCAAAGTCGTCGCAATCGGACCTTTCCGATAAAGACAGCAATGTCAGAGATGAAGATGTAAATCAAACTGTTTCTAACGAAAGGGAAAAACAAGTGGAAAAAGAACTTGAAAAAACACTAGCACTCTTAACCGATGATAATCTCAAGCTTAAAGGAAGCGTTGAAAGTCTTGGGTTAGAGAAACAAGAGATGACAGCAGAAATAAATCGACTGAAGAAAGCCGACGAAGCTGCTAATGGTGCTACTAGAGATGCTCTTGTTGGATCGCTCATTACAATGCGGCAGATCGTTGGCAATTATGCTGTTCTGACCGAAGATGAGATAAAAAGCAAAAAGGACGCTTTGTCTAAACGCAGTATGGAATCTATTACTGACGCAATTACCGATTTAAGCGGTACATTCGGAAGTAAGCTAACAGAGCTTGTAAAAATAGCGGAAGACAAAGACAAGGACACAACTATCAAAAAGGACGTGAAGGACGCGGCGGATACAGTGAAAGACCCTGTAGACGATGAAGATGGAGACAAAGACGAAAAGAAAGATGGCAAAGAACCCGTAGTAGATGACGGTATTTTATAAATAGGAGAATATAAATGACATCAGTAAAAACACCGTATGGTTTCGGGGCACAGCGTAAGGATATTCTAGAAATATCTGAAGGCATATCCCCAAATACGCATTTTAAGGTAGCACCGTGGTTGCCAATTTCATCCCATGATGCTAGGTCAGAATTTGACATAGCTATTCCTGCTGGATCAGTCGTTGCGATTGAACATTTTGCAACTGCTGTAGGCTCGATTCCTGCTGGATTCTATATTGTTCCCGCTAATGGTGGGAAGGCATTGGATCTTACGTATGGGGCAAGTGATGTGGGTAAAGTATTAGACAAAGACACAGGAGTAGTTGTAGCAGCTGCGAAGACAGTCACAGACGGTCTGCCTGCTAACAATCCTGTAGGCTATAACTATTACCACTATTTCCATACACAGGGTCACCTGTATAATAACATGCAGTTACAGACATCTGTCGTAGGCTTCTCAAGGAGATGGCTTATTGAAGTTCCTGTAAAGTATGATTATCAGGCAGATGGAAATCCAGGCGAATTAGTTATTGCAGACTGGGCAGTTGCAGGAAGTTGGAGACCGCTAAATAGTACTTACTGGACAGGCACAGGAATGTATGTTGCGGCAAGTGGTACCATAACCAATCCAGAACAATTGAACAAGGAAACGCAGGTTATAGGTAGGTTGTATTCGATTGCGCAGATTAGCGATGTAGATAATTTATCGTATGTGGTTACGGCTCCGGGCTTAGGACTCACAGGTAGTTCTTCTAATGGAATACCACCGCATCTTCGTAATGCGGCTACTATCAAAAGTACTACATATCGCGCTTTAATAATGATTAACGCATAAGAAGGAGATATTAATGAAAACAGACAAACACGAAGCCCAGTTTAGCACCAAAGACATGACTAATAAAGTCATAGAGATGGGACTAGCACAGTATATGAAGGGCAAAAGAATTGTTGATGACAACGACGAAGAGCCAAAGGACATTAAAGACCACAAAGAATTCCAAACGGAATGTGACGATAGGTACAAACGTTTCGTTGATATTTGGCATAACAATGGTATAGGACCAAATGGTAAGAGAGTAACGATAGACAACTTTATTGACAGAGCAAAGAAACGCACGGTAGAACTTCAGAGCGACCCAAGATACCTTCGCTCAGCAGATGCGGTATCAAGTCCCGACAATACACTGTTGTTACCTAGACTCGTCAGTGAAATTATCAAGGAGCCGATACCATTTAGTGAACCTATGGCCAGCTTGCTTCCAAAAATAAACATGCTGGGATCCACTGCTTTAATTCATTACCCTATGTTGGGATCTATGGGCGGACAAGAACTAGACATAGGTGAAGGAATGGAGTATCCCGAAGGTAATATCGACATGTCAGGATCTACGAATATCGTAATTGGAAAAAGTGGTATAGCTATCCGCTTTTCTGCTGAACAGATTAGATACTCAATGTATCCTATATTCTCTCTCTTGTTTAAGCAAGCCAAGCAAGCACTCCAACGATGGAAAGATCTTAAAATAGCAAACCATATTTTAGGTCTTGGGGTTACACAGTTCGATAACAACGACGGAAGTGCTCTAAACGACACCACAGGAAGAGATCAAACAGGTGAGTTGAATGGCACTCTATCTGTAGATGATTTGTTCAAGACATATGCAAACTTAGTAACAGCTGGTTTCACACCAGACACACTGATAATGCACCCTATGTCTTGGCTTATCTTTGCACGTGATCCACAGATGCGTCACCTCGCATGGTGGGACGGTGGCAACTACTTCAATAAGGTACAGGGTAATCTGCCTTATGCGAAGCAGTTTGAAAGTCAGTATGGAGCACTAGGTGGGTCGCTTGGACTCGGTGGAGAAAGTTCGATAGCAGGAATGTATAATGCGAACCTCCAAGGATTCCCAGTTCCGCTAAGAATTGTTGTATCGCCCTCAATTCCGTTTACAGCGGCAAGTGGTACTACACCAGCTAAATCAGACATCATCATGTGTGATTCTAGCCAGCTAGGAGTTATCTTCGTAGACGAAGAGCCTACTAGTGAACAGTGGGACGATCCTTCGAGAGACATGTTGAAGGTCAAGATTCGTGAACGCTACGCGATTGCAATTGCAAACGATGGACAAGCAGTACGTACTATCAAGAATGTCAATATCACCCAGTCATATGATTGGACAGAGAGACTGACATGGCCTGTAGGTACGGGTGGAGCTTTACCGTCAGGTGGCTATGAATAAGAATAGTTTCTAGTATATAGAACGGTCTAACATACCTGGCCAGGCCGTCGCTTGGTCAGGTATATTTTCTAAAGGAGAGGAAGATGAGAAGAAACACACCCATAAGGAATGGAAGTGGAAGAGGGACAAGAGCTAACCGTGGACGTGGTGGATGTAAAACCACTCGCAAGACAGGGCAGGGAAGAACAACTAGACGGAAATAGTTATTTATAAGAGGTATTAAGAATGGATAAATTAGATCAGGTTTATGACGAATTAATAGGCACGAAGCCTATAGAAAACAAACTAATTACACATCAAAAAACACCGACAAACATAATCAAATCACAAAATGCATTTAACCAATTGGGATTCGAAAAATTAGCTAGTCACTATACTGACCAATCGTGTCTTCCTACGGGAAAATATGCAAATCAGTTTGATGATATAATAGATGAAGAAGTAGAAGAACGTGTTGTAGAAGTTAAATATCCAGAACCAGAGATGACAGAAGAAGAACTAGAAGAGATATTATAATATGACAGTACCTATAAAGCTTTCCAGTACACCGTCAAACGGTGCGGAAAATGTTCCAACAAACTTGGAACTTACAGTTACTTTCAATACGCCTCTAGATGAAGATACGATCCAAGAAGCCACACAGCTTATTAATATGGATACTAATGATATCTATCCAATCTCAGTTGGATTGTCAGAAAATACAATTACATATTATCCTGGACGAGCACTAGAAGATTATACGCGCTTTGAGTTAAGAATAATTGGATCAGATATATCTAGTGGACTACAGCCATTAAAGTCAGAAGACGGTGATGCTCTAACAGCAACAATCATAATTAGATTCTTGACTTCTCTACCAATAACAACCGGTAGCAGTAGTACAACCACTGAATATACCACCACAGAAGTAGATGCGTCTGGTCAAACTATAGCGGCAGCATATGATATATTTGCTTTTAGTGAAAGCAACCCCCCTGATTCAACTCTATTTGTGGGTCCAACTTATTATGGCTCGGGGAACACATCTATTACAATTGACTATAATCTAGATATAGATCCAGTCTCTTCGTCAGGTGCGATAACTATAGAGCAAAGAGCTTTTGTCGACCGTAGATATGCGGCTGACACATCTGCTGAGATAGAGGGTCTTTCTGATTACTATCTAGACCCACAAGACAATGTTTATTGTCCAGCTGCAAAAGACACATTTACAAGTCCAGGCTTTAGTATCTCCGTAGAAGAGGGAAGAATAGTCATTAGTATGGATGATGCAAATGCTTTTAAATGGAACTCACAAGTAAATGTGACCGTGGATAAGTCATTGGCTTCATCCTCAGATACAGGGTCGCAGACCCTTGCCTCTGATACAGAGATTATATTTACTACGGCTATGTTTCCATGGTATGGAGAGATAGAAGAAGTAAGACTTGAACTTGGACCTGCCAATGAACATTTCACAGATTTCCTTATCACCAGATTTCTATTAAGAGCATCTATAAGAGCATGGAAATTAGCATGCTTTAAATTTGAGCTATGTCGCCCACCTTTCTTTGTTGTTGAATACGCAGTTCTTAGAGCTATTTATGACATAATGACAGGTCCAGAAGGAAGGGCTGTCTTCACTAGGGAGAAGTCCAAAACACTTGGTAGTTTTTCTGTGAAGTATTCAGCTGGAAGCAGTAGTGATACAGATGAAATGTACAAGAAGTTGAAAGCATACGAATTTTCTCTGCGCAATATGTGCAGAGGTTACACAGAAGCTACTACAGGTGTTAAAGGTACAGCAACAGGTACTTACCCAGCACTATCATATAGAGAAAGACACTGGCATAGTGACGGAGGAAAAGAGAACACCAAGAACTACAGAGTATATAAGAACCCCAAGATAAATGAGACATATGTAAATATATCGGATAGTACGGATTTAGACGTAATACCTTTAAACGAGATATATACCTAATTAAGGATTAAAAACATGACAAGTGAATATAAACAAGTAGGACCATATAGGACAAGAGACATAAAACTTGCGTCTATTCTTCTTGCTTGTGGACATGGACTTACTGGCCTACAGTATAAGCCTACTAATAACTACAAGCAGATCACAGACAAGAAAAGACAGAGAACAAACGTCTTGTTTGAATTTGATATGAATGAAGAACTCAACAAAGTTATCATTCAGTTTAACAGTAGACAGCTTATGATAGATGCGGCAACGCTGCTTGATTGTTTCCACAGTCTTAAGTCTATGGTCTCAAATGCAAACTATCAAGACTTTGAAGACATAAACAAAGTGACAACGGAGATAATAGAAAATTAATTACTTTAGCAACAGCATCAATGATGGACCAGTAGAGAGAAACGCTAAAAGACTCCCAGAGAGTATTTCTAATTTACTACAAAAACCACTGTATCGTCCAGACGCTATTACGTTTGATACAGAGGGAACACAACCATCGTTTTTCAGTGAGTGTGAAAATATTGTTGATGCTATAGATATACTAATCAAGTATGTTCAAACAGCACATCAGCTGTTTGATGGTAATGCGTGGAGAATATGGTTGCCTTATGAAGTTGTTCCACTGAAAGCCGGAGATAATATATATAGTACAGATAATCATATTTACGAAGTAAAAGATGTTGACAATAAGTATATTGGAGTGTATACTCTAGTTGACAATGGAACCCCACCTACTGTTAATCAACAGCTGTATGTTGGGGCTAAGAATAGAATTAGATTTGTTATGGGTTACGCTAACGCTGAAGAGCTAGACACATATGCAAACACAGCAGAGTGGAAAGCAATGAAAGAGGCTCCCTTCATTCCGACAATTACATATCGGATGATGAGAATAGAACCTGCTGGTAAAGATAGCTATTTTGCTGGAACTAAAGATTTAGGTTCTCGCAATTTAGGCACATTTAAGTATGATAATGACAAGTTGGCGAATGTCAGAGTAAAGAGACAGGATGTAGAGATCCAGTTTAGTGCATGGGATACTACAGGTGTTGGCGCAACAGCTCTCTCTAAATGGCTTCGTAAGGCATTTGATATTATTATTCCCGTTCTACGTGAACACGGTCTTGAGCAAGGACACTTCTGGAAACAGGAACACGATGTCCATGTTGTCAAGTGGAAGAACGACATAACTGTTCGCAGTTTAGTCTATCGCTTCCGTATTGGTATTGCATCTGTCTTCAATGAATATTTGTTGAGGCATCTTACGATACGAGAAACTGTTTCACCAAGTGGGGAAGTTGGCGTTAATACCGAAATGTTTATAGATTATTAAAATTTAATTTTTATGCGACAATTATAGGAGAAGTTATAATGACTGACGAATACCCAAACGTACCAAAAACGTTTCTAGAATTTAAGGATGGCGGACTCACTGTTGCGCCTCCTGCGCCAGGAAAAAAGATAACATTAATTGCTGTTACTAACTCTTCGTCGCTGACTGCAAACGAGCCTGTTGAAACAACTAGTGTAACAACAGCATTAACTCTCAGCTATCATGATGATGGTACACACTCCGAAATGACAAGAGCTGTTTCTGAAGCGTATGCGATGGGAGCTAAAAGAGTAGAGCTAATGAAAATCTGTCCAGAGGACGCAAATGGAGTTGCAACTGCATCTGGTGTTATATACACCGCAAGTGGTTCTTACTACATTCCTTCTGATGATATTGATGTAGACGATAGATGGGATCTGCTAAGTGTAGCTTATGCAAGTCTCTTAGATCATGATGTGGACATAGTCGTTCCGACCGAGGCTTATATTGATAATCCTGCGTCTGCATCTGGATCATATACTACACGCGATTTTGGATTCCAGCTTGCTCAGTTTTGCTTTGAAAGCACGAGTGTTAACAACACAGCACATGGAGTTATCGCTGCTCGTAATGAATTGCAAGTAGCCGATGCCGAATATGGTGAGAGTGTAGATGTTGCACATGGAACACCTACATTAGCTCAAGTCTCCAGGTATGCCACCGATTGTGGTACATATGCCTTCTGTTCATACTATGATGGCACAGGAGAAGCAGGAGTAGATGCTAGGCATAGACCAACTGCTTATCACTATTTCAAGAATTCATCTGATTCAACATTACCCGCTCTCATAGGGGCTGCTGAACTAGATGCAAACGGTTTCCCAATTGACCAAGGAGCTTATATAGGAGTGGTCGGTGGACTTGTGAAGCATTCGAACTTTGCTGCTAAGACAGCGTTCCCAGAGTACGGATATTACAATGGTAATCTTGCAGTTACTTATGGGGCTATGCAACTGAATCTACTCTCGGAAGATTCACCAACAAACAAAGGACTCACTGGAATTACAATTGCTAGAAAATATAGCATGAGTCAATTGAACACTCTTGCAGGAGCAAGATTTGTTGTTGCACAGGTTAAGAGTAGAAGAGGAGTTGTTGTTTGTAATGCGATGACAGGTGCATGGAACGTAAGTGATTACTATCGCTCAGATTATGTGAGGCAAACTACTGTAAACACAACACATGAAGTAGCTGACATAATTCGTGACGAAAGCGATCCATATCTTGGTCGTCCGGCTAATGGCGATATTGTAGCTGCTATACAGGCAAAATTTGATAATGCAATAGGAGACCTGATCGAAAGAGGAGCATTATTGAGTGGGACTGCGATACTTACACTGACACCAGAGAATAGAATTCTTGGTGAAGGCACAGTAGTTATCTCCCTGACTGTCCCTGGTGAGCTGAGTAAAATAAATGGTTCTATTGGGCTTAATAGAGCAAACGTTTAAAAAGGAGGATTAATTATGCCAAATTATAAAAGAACATATACATCCTTTTCTGGATCAGATATTGTCTGTATCATCGGTGGCAAAGTAATTGCCGAACTACAAGGATGCTCTTTTAATACCACCAGAGAAAAGGCCCCATGTTATACACTTGGATCGGCTGACCCACGTGCGTTTAGTAGGGGGAAGAGAGGAATATCTGGATCTCTAATCTTCCTGTTCTTTAACAAATCGCCATTGCTTAATGAAAATGGTGGCAAGTTTCTTGGAAGAAAAGCAGAAGCACGCTTATTCAATGCTACCAATGCTACGAGGGACGAAGATATTGCGAGTGTTAACACTCCACCTCAAGCAACCGAAACTACACATGAGCTATATAGTGCATGGTATGTAGACCAAATTCCACCGTTTGATATCTTAGTCCGTGCTACTAATGAGTATGGGCATAGAGCACAAATGGAAATTAATGGTACAGAAATCATTAATATGGGATCTGGGTTCTCGGTAGACGATATCACGTTAGATGAAAGCAACACATATGTTGCCAGACGTATTAAATCGTGGTACAAACAGCAGACTTATGATGCTGGAACGAGCAGTTGGGCAGATGACACAATACAATATGCAAATATTCCGTTTTAAGAAAGGCAAGGACATGAGGGGCGTAAGCCCCTCTGCCCTTATTTTTAGATGCCATATAACCAACTCGAAATGTCGCAAGGATGGCCAGATGGCCAGTATTCATTTGCTGGGTCAGATATAGATGTAACCTATGTTTCTCATGATACAAATGGGTTAAGTCGAGTATTAACAAACCTACAAACAATATCTATTTCAACACATAGCGAAGTATATCCTGTCCGTAGACTCGGAGAAAGATCTCCACATGGTTATGCGAGAGGAATACGTACAATAGCAGGCACTATGATATTCTTATTGAGAGGGAATGACCCTTTTCTAAGAGAAGTCATTAACTCGTCAGAAACTGTTGAGGCCCATGGAGCCTACGAAATAAGACGATGTTACATAGAGCTAATACCTAAATTTGACATTATTGTCAAAGCTGTTAATGAAGTTGTAGCTACGAATGTAGATAATAAGGCGATTCATGTTGGAACACAAATGTATGTCAGCGGGATAGTCCTTGCTGAAACAGGAGTGACTCTTTCAACCCACGATGTTTATACAGAACTTACATATACATACGTTGCAGAATTTGTAAGACCATTTGCAAGCACAATCCCAATTGAAGAAATCAAAAGATTAACTATGCCGAAGTCCATAGACTCGGCATCTATCTCTCAGTTAGTAAATAAATATTCTGATGATTTAATACAATTTAACAAGATTGCTGGAAAGGTAAGCAGATGAGCACACTAAGTTTACCTTATCAATACTACTGTGCTACTGACACACGTGTATCTATCGAAACAGAAGATAGGGGTTCTGAATGGTTTTGGATAGATGAAGCATTTGGTATTGAATGGTCTCTTTCGAGTCCGTGGATACCTCACTATGGGTATAGAGATACGAGAATACAAAGGTGGTCTCCTGGACGACAGATTGTACAGGGGAACTTAATAATAAACCACACAAGGCACAATGCTTTATCACTTCCTCTTATGGGACCTGGGGTGGAAGACTATTTATATGAGACACAGCAAGACAAAGAAACCGTACCAGAAGATGCAAAGTATTTAACAAAAGCATATCTTGACTATCTAGTCAAGTGGTTTTATAAATTAGGTCCTGCCGAAGATTATATATTTACCTTCCCAGACGATGAACCATGGACAGCGGAACAAATGCAGGATTCACTAGATGCATTTATAGCTATGGAACCAAGAGCAGGCAAAGAAGTAAAACCTATAAATGGTGATTTTCTTGTTATGGAGAACGGTAGTCTTACAACCGTAACTAATAAATGGTCAGAAGCAGATATAGTCGAAGCAATAGATGGGTGGAGAGAAATACTTATAAGTTATGGCGTAACCATAGAAACACTTGATAGCGCGGAACTTGAGCTTGTAAACTACAAACAGAAACAAGGTGGAAGTGTATACATACAAAACAACAGTATTAGTGATGAAAAAGTTGCAGAAATATTATTAGATATGCGCAAGAATAATACGCCTACGATAGTAGAGAGAGAAATACTTAAGAACCAATACTGGGATACAAGGAACAGAGCAAAGATAGGGGATAAGAATATTCCACATCCATCGGATCCAAAGATTTCTGGCAAAACAATAAATCTAAAGATAGCTATAGGGCAGATAAGTGTAGGCACAGATTTTAAACCAGTAGATACTATATATATAAAAGATGTAAAATTCCAAGGGGCACAAGCTATTGTTAGTCACAGTAGCAAAGATAATTTAAAGGATGTGTATCCATTTATAGCCTCTCATATAGATTAATATTAAAAGGAGAAGACTAATGACAGACAGGCAATTCACACCACACAACCCAGGCGAAGAATCGTTGACAGTAGATCCAGTCACGGGGTATCCACAAGGTTATGGGTTTGCACAAGAAGCACAAAAGCAAAGCGTAGCAGACGGTCCACCTGCACCTGTAGGCAATATGTATGACGAATTAAACAACCTTATCCCGAAAGCTATATTAGATGGCACAGCTGGGCAAGGTGGTGATGTGGCTAATGAAAGTTTCTATCCAGAAGGATTAACTCCTGAGATGGTAGCTGGTTGGAAAGAACGCTACGGACAAACCAATATATACTTAACCTCAATCCTAGACCGTATATGGGTAACAAGAAGTGTCGCAAGGATAGAGTGGGTTCATCTTAAGTCACAATCTTTTACAGAAGATATGTTTAAAGATATACTTGCGACAAGATGTGTGCTTTTCCCTATTCTTAGTAAAAAGACCATAGAAGCAATACCTGGCGGATTGCCAGAATCGCTATATGATCAGATATCATATTGTTCAGGGTTTAATACACAGAGCATTCCTATAAGGTTGTAACAAGATGACTACACCTGCATGGCATGTTTGTAATCATCAATTCATAGACAATGAAATGCTACTTCAGATTGTTGAAGCGAAGAAATACAATCCCAACATATACAGAGTAACATTAGACGGTCCATGGTTTTATGGATCAGAACACAGAGACAGCCTGTCGGTTGTCTTTAGACCATTGACTAGAGATGAAAATGAAACATTATCTAATCTTCGTTTCTACAATCTATCATTTAATAGAGACTTTGTAATATATGGGTGTATATTCTATCCATCAGAAGAAGAATGGAATGAGGCACCAGCAGGATTAATAGAATCTATTTATGATATAATAGAAGGGGTTTCTGCGTGGAACTCAGAAGAATCATTAGTCTCACTACATCAAGCACAAAGAAATAGTATTGAGTCGGAAGACGGACAGCAGATGAGCACTATGCTAGATATAGTTATCTCCACAGGGCTTGGAATGGAGATAGATAGGATAAGACATTTAGATGCATATGAAACATTGAAAATGTTGGCTATTACAGAGAATAGGTTTGGGAAGAAGATAGACTTGAGGTCTAAAGAGACAATAGACAGAGAAGAAGAACAGAGAGAACGGGCATTTAGAGAAAAGTTTGGCGATGGCAATACAAGAAGAAGAACGCGGCGGACTTAGATCATTCTTTGGATACGGGCTTAGTATAACGGGAGCTTTCCTTGGTATTCGAGCTGCCGCAAAGAACATAACACCACTACGGAAGATAGCGGTAGAAGCCGCTTCTAACGCTAGTGATCTTGCTGTACATATTCGAAGAAAAGCAGCTTTATATGCAGAAGAGAATGCGAGTAATGCATTGGTCAAGCTCTTGCGTGGGGAAAAACTGCAAGACAAGGGAATGCAACGCCTTAGAACAAGCCTGCTGTCTGAACTTGGTGATGTTGATAAAATCCAATATAGTAAAGTTGCCTCATCCGATCTAGCAGAGAGGCTAAAGCCATTTGCCAAAGTTGATAGTATGGCTTTTAGTGAATATAGGGCACTAACTGCTGGCGACATAGTAAATAGAGCACAGAAAGTTGGTGATGACATATATGGCATCACAGCAAATAGATATGTCACCGGTAAAGACGTTTCAAATCTCCGCAAAGCTATAAAGCAAGGCATAATTAGTGAAAACTTTATGCTAGATAGAAACTTGCTTGTTAGACAAACAGGTAGTGGATTCGCCATACGTGATGCACGTTCATTAAATATCAGAAGGACACTTAATGCCGCAGTTAGAAAAGGGCAGGAGTTCCAACTCTATGGTGCGTCTCCATTTGATGCACTGGTTCCCAGGCTATGGGGGCAGAAACATATAACGGGAAGGCTTAGCTCTCGCATCCCAGTACAAATTGCTGGGCGTGGTTTAGTTGAAATAGGTGGAGACTATGGTTATCAGATAGGTGAAAGTGTTTACCGTGTCTCAAAAAACAATTGGGAATATTTAGGGAAGACAAAGGGTAAGATATATAAGAGCGGGATGCTTGCGAAGCATCGTGCTGCTCAATCTTTTGTAAGAGATAAAGGCGGCAATGTAATAGGGCTTGCTGGCAAGACAATAGGTAAGGATATAAAAAGCCCACTTACATATGCTGAAAAACTTAAACTTTATCCAGAAAGATACAAAGGGTTTGGAGGAAAGATAAGGTCATATCTTGAAAGAGGTACTGGCTTTAAAGGACTTGGGATTGGTGAAGGGTATGATATTGGAACCCAATATGCCCAGAGACCAAGTTTGGTAAGTACTGTTTATAACTCCCTTGAAAGATTTGTTAGTGGCAAAACCGCTATTAATGTAAAAACAGGAAAGCAGGGATGGGGAGCTAAAGAAGGGCATTCATTCCTAGATAGAATATTGGGGCTTGCAAAGGTAGATACAGTCGGACGTAGAGGAGAAAAGGTTACATGGGCTACCAAGAGTCAAATAAGCAAAATGGATCCAGCAAAAGAAGTCCAGAAGCTTGCTGACCTAGCTCCCTACCAAACAAGAATAGCTACTGACACTGTGTCAATGACATCTGAGCAGGCACTCGGAGCTATGGGTCGTAAGACACTTACAACTCCATTGCGCGTATTTGAATATGCTACTGGACTTGGTGTTAAACCAGGCACAGCAGGTCAGATGGCATGGAGGATGCTTGCCAAAGGAGTTATCCCTATATGGATGGGTGCAGAAGCACTTAAATATGTTGACTACCTCACAGAGCAAGCAACTGGTTTCAGTCCTTTTAAGGGATTGACTTTCGGTTATGCCGGAGCAATGACTGCTCGTCAAGCCGCCTTAAATGTAACTGGCTATTCTCATGTATCTGAGAAGATGAATGAAGCCACTGGTGGATTAACAAATTCTTATCTTGGTACTGCAATGAAAAGCGCAGGTGTATTTGGCATGGGCATAGCTATTGGCAGACACTCAAAAGCTCTTAGTAGAATAGCTCCTCTTGCTGGACTTGCAGCTGCCGCAGCAATATTTACAACTACACCAAGTGAATCCGCTGTAGATACATGGCAAACATACATGGGTAAGAAAAGTGTTGCAGTCCGTAAAGGACGTTTCTGGATGATCGGCAGCCAGCCATATGAAGGTGGCGAAGTCATGTATCACAGGAAGCATATGACTGCTCAGATACTTGATGATGAGATATATAATAAATATGGTGGGAAAGAAGACTATTGGAAACATATCTCCTTATTACCCACGCCAAGTAATCTTATGGGTGCAAGAAAAGTAATTGATCCATATTCTTGGGAGAAAAAACACTATTATGATCGTCCCTATCCCGTTTCCGCAGGGATGTTTTCCTCTGTTCCTATTGTTGGTCCAGGACTTAACATAACAGCAGGACGAATTCTAAAACCCCGTAGGTTAATGCATGGAGAAGAACTCAATACATGGCTACATAGCCAACCAGAATATGCAGGAGAACCTGGCTTAGAAGGTATAAGCCAAGCACTTGGATTCCAGACATCACAACACGGGCGCGCTATTCCTCGATATGGATTAGCTCAAGAAGCAGGTGAAGTCATGAGGGGAGCAACAGACTTTATAGGACTACCTGGTTTTGTTATCAATGCTGCTAAAGAACAAGTAACTGGCAACCAAGAATGGTTCCATAGTGGACCAATATGGGAAACACCTGATTATAACATATCACAGGCGAAGACATTCTTTGAAGCTCAACTGGGTGGACTAGCCGGGCACTGTTTCGTGGGAGAAACACCAATCTCAACTATAAACGGGCAGAAGAACATAGAGGACATGCAAGTAGGCGACAAAGTAATAAGTATTAATGGGGAAGAAAAAAGTGTAGTAAGAATATTTAAACGGAGTTCGTCAGATCTCCGTGAACTAAAAATATCATGTATATCATCAGAAATAGTTGGAACAAGCAACCATAAGATACCTATATTTAGACCAGACGTTTGTAAAGCAGGTGGATCGAGACGATGTGTTCCGGGAAGAAGGAAATACTGTAGTAAATGTAGGAAGCAAAGAAGTATAGAATTACACGACACAGAAATGAAGGACATAAAAAGTGGTGATTTTGTTTGTGTGCCTATCATAAAACCAAAATACATATATCCCACTATAGATTTATCAAATGCATCAGATAAAACATTTACAGATGACTGGATATATAGCAATGCGTCAACAGAGTTTGCAGAATGTATGGAAATGATAGAAAAAGACATTAACATAACAAGAAAAGAATTGCGTGGATTAGGATTCCGTGACGCAACTGCAAAAGAGGCACTATATGGACGAAGACACAACGCTCTCCCATGCAGAGAACAAAGATATGTTCAAATTGATGCTGATATTGCCTATGTATTAGGTTGGTATGCAGCGGAAGGCTCTATAGAAGAGAGTGGTAGGGTGTCATTTGGTCTGCATGCGAAAGAAATACCTTATGCAAAAAAGATACAAAGTATACTTGCGGATAAGTTTAATGCATATTCTCAGATAAGAATAGAAAACAACACACTTAGATTGCGATCTCAGTGTCTTACATTCTGTAGACTAGCAAGTTTAATGATAGGGAAAGGGTCCCACGACAAATATATCAACTATAAGATAAAGTCACTTCCACATGATGCACTAAAAGCATTTTTTAAGGCCATAGTTCTTGGAGATGGATGGTCGAATATCGAAAAGAAAACATCTGGGTATACCTCTGTTTCCCCTGAATTATGCAGAGATGTTCTCGATGTATCGTTGTCGCTTGGCATAAAGGGTTATATTATATTAGATTACAAAGAAATATCAAAAGGTAATTATCCCCAAGGAACACCAAGACTAGATGCTGCGAGATCACATGTGGTGTGGTCTGCAAATTCAACAGCAATGATACATAACATATTATATGATGATATGGTAGAGGAACCTATGCATTCACGTTCGTTTATACACAACTGTATGCTATACGTACGGGTTATATCCAACATAGAGATAGAAAGTGAAGCCACAATAGTTTACGACATGGAGATAGAAGACCTACATTACTATACAGCTGGTGGTATAATAGTCCACAATAGTGAAGCGGTCAGAAGACTATACGGTGGATTACGCCCTGGTCATGAAGCAAACTATGTAAATCCTATTCTGAACCAAGCACCATCCTATCTACCTGGAAGTAGATCTGACTATGGCGATAATTCGTTTATAGATTTCCATACTGGTGACCCCTTGGCAACTGTGCCTTATGCAGGAGAAAGAACAAGAGATGGGACTGCTTTCGAGAAATACAGATCATTACAAGATATAGCTCCGTTTTCTGCGGCAGCAAGAAACTATAGATCTATCATAGAAAAACAGGCTATGGCAGGCTCTCTTTCTGATGAACAAGCAAGGACTTTTGAAGATATACAAGGTAGAGAAGATGCTTATAATGTATTAAGCGGAGTAGCTGGATATGGATCAGAAGGTGTTACATCAAAACTTCCTATTCATATTCCGTGGGTAAGCACCAAGTTTCTTGGTGCTAAAGATGTAGAGTCCCACTATAGAGACATGGTGCTTTATGGGTCTAGCTTCCAAGATTGGAAACATCCATACAGTCAAATGTTAGACCCACACCTCTCAAGCCTATCCTCACGCGACCCAGCGAACGCAATGCTTGGCGGGGGTGGTTTAGCCTTTCTAGGGAGAACTCCTCTCACAGCGGCTGCAATTGGTGCAGGTGGGGCTGCTTACGGTGGTCTTGCATCTCTAACTGGTCCACACAAGAGTTCTAAAGAACAAGACAGAGAATTTAATGAAGAATACTTTGATAATCTTAAATTTATTAAGTATAGAAGATTAGAGAAAAGAGCTGAAGAATTAGGTAGAGATGATATTGTTAGTAAGTTAAGAAAGCTTCAGAACAAAACTATGGCTGGATTAGATTATTCTGGAGATGGTAAGCAATTCTTAATAGCTGCCCAAGCAGCTTTACCACGTACAGATAGAGATTATCTTGGCGCGATAGCTAATTCTAATATGGATATATCTGAGCTTCCATCTTATATGCGTCCTATGGTTGAGAAAATTAGGTCAGGGACAGCTGGTGGTAGAAGATCAAGATCACAAGTTGACAGACATGTTGCAAATGAAGTTATGGAACAAGGTGGAGTCCCGGGTGGTAAGTGGACTGGGTGGAACCCAGAAGTAAGTATGGAGTCTGCTAAATTAGTTAAAGTGGCTGACCAAGCCGCTAATATGCATGACTATGACGTATACCAACCAGCGTTTGAGGAAAAGTATGAATCTAGCCCTGCTATACAAAGTTCAAATATTTCTTATTTAGATCTTCGCAAATTAGGAAGAGACGTGTATAATACAGGTGTAGATGCAAAGCGATTAGGAA